TGCATACTCCAACCTTGAAGCAGAAGTTCAGAGGCCACTTGCTAATCGGTTGACATTAAGGGCAACTGCTCAAGGTATACTGGAAAAATTCAATCAAGATGAGGTTGAACTCTTGATTGTCACGGGCTTTGAAGCTATTGATAGGGGACATGAGATGACCGCTCTGGCACAAGCAATAAGTGTAGCTACCCAGTTGTTAGGTCCCGAAGCAGTGGCAGCAGTGGTAGATTCCAAGAAGGCTATGAACCAGATCTTTACCAGTCATGGTGTAGACAAGATGGATGTGTTCTTTACTGATGAAGAAATTGAAGAGAAAGCGAATCGAGATAGAATGATGCAGATGGCTAGTCAGCTAGGACCCAATGCAGTTAACCAACTAGGGGGTTTGGCAAAGGATCAAGCAGAACGACAAGGTGGTATCACACCACCCGCCCCTCCAGAAGAAGCAGCATAACCACAGGAGACTTAATCTATGGCTGAATCGACTGAACTGATCAATCCTGATGGACCTCCCGGTGGAGGTGCTGAATGGAACCAAGCAGAGACACCATCAGAAAAACCTGAAGGAGTTCCTGATAAGTTCTGGAACTCTGAAAAGAATGAGATAGATAGCACTTCCCTTCTGGCTAGTTATGCAGAACTGGAAAAGAAGTTAGGGTCACCTGAGAGTGAGACTCCTGCTACTGAATCTACTGAGTCTCCTCCTGTTCCTACTGCTCCATCTGATACTTTTAATCTAGGTCAGTATGAAGATGAGTATCGAGACAATGAGAACTCCTTAAAAGAAGAGACCTATACAGAACTTCAGACAAAGTTTGGTTTAGATAAACAAGAAGTAGATAAGTATATTCAGTACAGGCAATCAGAAGCTGATACCTTTGCTCAAGAGATTTATAACATGTCTGGAGGTGAGGAATCTTACAGGAATCTTTTAGGGTGGGCTAGTAATACTTTGGGTAAGGCTGAAGTTGATCGCTTAAATACCGTGTTGACTACTGGTGAGAGAGATGTGGTTCGAGTTGAAGTGATGAAGCTGACTAACCGGTATAGAGAATCGGTTGGAGCGGAGCCACAGTCACCTGTTGGTGGTACTACCTCTACCAATAGAACGGGGCCGAAACCCTTTGCTTCTATACAAGAAGCAGTCGAAGCAAGGAAAGATAAACGATTTGCATTGGACCCCAGTTACAGACAACAGTGGGAACAACGTGTAGGATCATCCGAATTTGTCGGTAAATCCAGTTAACAAAGGAGATACAGTATGGATTGGTTACTAGGACACTGGGCTGAGATCTGCGAAGGACTTCTTGCTGCCTATGGTTTGTTGTGCATTGTGGTAAAGATCACACCCACCAAGAAGGATGATAAGATCCTTGAAATGCTACGACCTGCGTTGGATAAGCTAGAAGCAGTAACCAAAAAGGTAGAAACTTCTACCACCACTAACGACAACGGACAATGATAAGTCTTATTCGACTCTTATCCCTTGCTCTAGGTGTAGTTCAAAGGGTTCTTTCCTGCATGAAAGACCGGACCTTAGTTCAAAAGGGTAGGTTGGAAAGAGACAATGCGTCCTTGAAAACATCTATTAGACGAGCAACTTTACATCGTGAAATATCTAAGCGTCCTATTCCTGACAACGATAACGATATTCTCAGCAGGATGTAAGACCTCTTCTTTTGATCATGACCTGTTTTGGCTTGAACCTATCGAATTTAGCCAACCAACCAAAGAGTGGTTACTGAGTCATGGTCCGTGGCCTGATTATGTTCGTGAAGACTTCAACAAGATTGCTGTCTTGAACGATACGATCAGGGCTATTCATGATTAACTTAGGATTCCTTTGGGTAACCCCAAAAGAATCTGTTCGTTCTTTGCCTCTTGGGTCGCCAATGGCAACACAGGGTCGGATGCGTCCGGTAACCCCGTCTGTCGGTCACACTAAGACACATGAGCGTTATGTGTTCGTAATCCTATTTATTTTATGTTTAAGAAAGTGTGACAGATATGGCTGTAGGTTTTAGCCGACTTGGTGTAGCTAATAGTACCACTGCCCCAACTACACGGGCTGGAGAACAGGCACTGTTTCGTACAGTGTATCTGACCGAAGTTATTAAGGCTTTCCAAGAAACCAACATTATGTCGGGCCTTACGCAGTCCCGAAGTATTTCTAGTGGGAAGTCTGCTACGTTCCCCACGTTCTGGAAAACCAATGCTCATTACCATGCTCCCGGTGATGCTGATCTTGATGGAACCAATCAGGTTCGTCACGATGAGATCGTGATCACTTGTGATCGTGTCCTGATGAGTGATATCAAAGTGGCAGAGATTGATGAACTGATCAACCACTTTGATGTTCGTGGCATGTATGCAGAACAGATGGGCAATGCTCTTGCTCAGGCTTATGATAAGCAGTTGATGGCAATGGCTTATGCTGCTACCACCACTGCGTTTGATCGCTTGAATGACAGTAGCACCAATGTACCTGCATGGGTAGGTAATGTTCGACAGACAACGCCGAGGGATCTTGGCGATCCAGCTTTGATTGTCATGTCTATCTATGAAGCATTGGAAACTCTAGAAACCTATGATGTGCCTACTGAAGGATTGGTATGTATCCTCAAGCCACAGGAATACTACCTATTGATTACAAATACTGCTGGTACGGGTACGATTGCAATCAATAGGGATTACGGTGGCTCAGGTGGTATTGCTTCAGGTACGGTCCCGACTATTGCGGGTATCCCCATCTTGAAGAGCAATAACCTGCCTACCACCAATCTTCGTACAGTAACTGGTGCTTCGGTCAATGGTACTGCTCTGACAGAACATAATGATAGCACTGGAGTACCTGCTTTTGGAGATGGTGTACCGGATCTTCAGCCAGATGCTGGTCTATCCAAGTATGCTGTTGATGCTAGTTCGTTCAAGGGTTTGATTCTTCACCCAACTTGCTTGGGTACAGTCAAACTAATGGATGTCAAGTATGAAGATGAATACTTGATCCAGAAACAGGCAACGCTTATGGTTGCGAAAATGGCAGTAGGTCATGGTGTGCTTCGTGAAGAGGCTTGCTTTGCTCTGCGAGATGATTAGTATCTATACCACTACCATGCTGAGTGGTATGGTCTCCTTGGCAGAGGGACCTCCGAAAGGGGGTCTCTCTGTTTTTTTCAATGGATCTTATATAGGAGTTCCTCCATCATGCCGTCTATTACTGCTACTGCAAAGATCAGTGAGTTAGAGGCAGTGAACTCTGTCCTAGCTAATATTGGTCAGAGTCCAGTAAACGATCTCACTGAAAACTCAGTGGATATTGGCTTGGCTGTAAGACACCTGTCTAGTGTCAGTCGTGAGTTGCAGATGAGGGGTTGGTCATTCAATACCGATACGAAGTACACCTTGTCTCCTAATACTGATGATAAGATAGCCATTACCGATGATATATTGGCAGTAGATCTGGATAAGACTGACTATCCTGAACAAGATGTTGTTATCAGAGGGTCCTTTTTATACAACCGATATGATAGATCTTATACCTTCACTGGAGATATAGAAGCTGATGTGACTTGGTTAATTGCTTGGGATAATCTTCCTCCCCATGCTCAAAACTATATTATGGTCACTGCTGGAATCAGAATGTCAGACGATACTGAAGCAGGGTCGGCATCTCACAAGTTCGGACAAGAAGATCAACTTCATGCTTGGAACGCTTTTAAGAGTCAAGAGATTGATACCAATGATGCCAACTTAGTGCGATATAGTCGGTCTGCTTCCCTTAGACGAAGAGGATGGTAATCAAGCTATGCCTACTATGAGACTGGTTGGTGATTCAGTCCCCATGTTGATCAATGGTGTCAGTCAGCAATCTGAAGTAATCCGATTACCTACACAGGTGTCTGAACAGATCAACTGCACTTCCTCTATTGTTCAAGGGTTAACTAAAAGACCACCTACTGAGTTCTTGAAACAGTTGGATGCTGACAGGGATTGGACTAATGCCAAAGTTCACATCATCTCTAGGGATGAGAATGAACAGTATATTGTTGTAGTGGAGAGTGGGAGTATTAGAGTTTTTGATCTGGAAGGGAACGAACATGATGTAGACATGGGACTATCAGGAAGTAATCTTGCCTACATTACCTTAGATCCCAGTACAGATACCTACCCCACTCCCTTGACGAGTTTCAGGTTACACACAGTAGCCGATACTACCTTCTTAGTGAATAGGAATAAGACAGTTGTTATGGACTTTGAGTCTCCTTCTCCTAATGAGAGACCCTATAGAGCATTGATATGGATCAAGTCGGTTAAGACAAATAGACTTCATCATATAAGTGTTACTAATCCAGCAGCAGGTATAAATTTCTCTGCTTCTTACAAACCAGATGCTGACGCTACTGTTAATCCGAACCACTCCGCACAGATGTTGGCTAGAGAGTTGAAGAACGCATTAGAAGAAGAAGGTCTTCTTACCAACTGGAAGGTAGGACACTACACCAATATCGTCTACATAGAAAGTGCGGTAGATGATTTCTTTGTCAGTGCGGCTAATGATTGGTCTGATACTTATATCTCAGCTATTAAAGACACAGTATCGGGTGTTGCTGATCTTCCTAGTAGAGGGTTTCCCGGTATGCGAATCAAGGTTACGGGAGATGTTGAAGACAGTGAACAGGGATTCTGGGTTAAGTTTCTACCTGACAGTGAGAGACTTCAAGAGTTGAATACTGACGGATTTAATGTTGTGTCTTTTGACGCAAGTGATATTTCTACCAACACTATAAATGTAGGAAGTCATCCTTTCATATCGAGAGTGAAAACTGGGACGGCGAGCGCACCCAGTTCTACTACAGGTGGTGAGCGAGAATTGGTTCAGTATATAGAAGGGAGTTTTAATATTTCCGGTCTTGCCGATGGAGCGTTTTACTTTGTAGATCCACTAGTCACCAATGGTGTTCCTAATGGGAATATAGAGTTATCTATTACTCCTTCTGACGACATAGACAGTACAAACAAAATAGAAATCGCAGGGGCCGTTAAAGCTCTTGGTAGTCTTACTG